GCGTTTTCGATACTTCAAATTGTTAGCAGGGATTGCTTAACTTAGATGAAGCTCAAAAACACTAGAGCGATTGTTTAATTTAAGGAGACGACCATGCAAACATCATCAGTCCAATATCTGGACTTAAAAGCCACAGAGCAAGGCATAGTAGAAGGTTATGCAAGTGTATGGAATGTGCTGGACAGTCACGGTGACGTAGTTGTCAAAGGCGCTTTTCAGAACTCACTTAATACCAATACGCCTGTAGTAATGCTTTGGAGTCATTCACAAGCTCAACCCGTTGGGAAATGGCTTGATATTCGTGAAGACGATAAAGGCTTGTTTGTACGTGGACAACTCAACCTTAACACTCAAGCTGGCCGTGATGCTTTCGAGCACCTAAAGGCAGGCGACATTTCAGCGTTTTCAATTGGCTACATGGTTAATCCTAATGGCAGCGAAATCAAAAACGGCGTTAATTATTTGCGTGATATAGAACTTGCGGAAATCTCGCTAGTTTCTCTACCTAGCAATACTCAAGCGCGTGTTACCAGTGTTAAACACTTAAATTCAGCAAAGCCTCAGACATTGCGAGAGTTTGAAACTCTACTTCGTGAAGCTGGCAACTTTTCAAGGAAAGAAGCCGCCGACATTTCTCAAAAGGGATTTTGGGTAAAAGCCGACAAAGAAGAAATTTCACGCCTAGCAAATCGTATAGCAAAACTTGCAAACAATTTTTAAGAAAGAATACATATCATGGAAAATATCCAAGAATTACAAGCCTCTGTTGATGAATTTACAACTAAGGCAAGCGCTGCAATCAATCAGACTAAAAGCGAAGTGCAAAGCCTGAAAGAAGCATATCAGTCTATGACTGCATCATTGAACGAGATGGCACAGAACGCCACAGGCAACGGTTTAATGAGTGGACACAGTGGCATGAACACTAAAGCCATTAGCCGCCTATTTGAGCAGTCTGCTGAATTATCAGCTTTTCGTGACCGCAAACAGAAATCAGCAATCATTACTTCTGAAGCTTCACTAGATGTTTTACTCAAGTCTCTAGTAGTAGGTGATGCTGGCGCAAGCTCAACAGATACACCCTACCCTGTACAGGCTGCCAGATTTGCTCAGATCGCTAACGATACACGCACACAGCTGACATTGCTAAGCTCATTGCCTCGCATTGGCACTACTGCTGGCACTTGGGAGTATGTAGCGTTAGATAGCGCCTACACTGATGCAGCTGATTATCAAGTTAATCAAGGCGACACTAAAGCAGAAGGCAATCTGCCTACAGAGTTGCTGACAGCAAACATTGCGACGATAGCGGTTCAGCTCCCATTAAGCGAGCAAATTTTATCCGACCAGCCCGCCTTAATGAACTTCGTTCAATCACGACTGAATTACTCAGTATTGCTTAAACTGCAAAACGAGCTAGTTGCTGGCGTGGGTGGCACTGGCAAGATCAGCGGCCTACTTACTCAAGGTACTGCATTTACACAGTCATCAAACGCAACCGATGCGGATGCAATTGGCGAAGCACAAGCACAGCTGCAAACCATTGGCTGGAATGCTAACTTAGTATTGCTACACCCGACTAAATGGCAGGAACTCAGAGCAGAGCGCCTGGTAGCTGGTGATTATGTTGCGGGTGGATGGGCAGACCCAGCCGCACCGAGCATTTGGGGCGTACCTGTACTACAAAGCGCTGCTGTACCGACTAACAAAGCAATTGTCTTAGACACTACTCAATGCTTACTGATTGACCGTCAATCTGTAGCTTTTGAGCTAGGCAGAATTAATTCTCAGTTCGTACAAAATATTCTGACAGCTAGGTCGGAATTACGTGCTGGTATGGCTGTATTGTCACCAAGCGCTGTACAAGTAGTAACGATTTAGAACTACAACCGGCCTTGAGCGGTAGCTGAAAAGCAAACTCAAGCATGGATTAGTCGGATAGTGCCATGATCCAGCAAAACACCGACAGTTAGACAGCGTTTCTATAAGGCGCAAGGCTAACAAGTAACAAGAGAGGCTGGCAGAGTGATTCTGCTGGCCTTTTTATTAACTGTATAGGGGCTGGTATGAATCTAAATGGCGAAATCATAAAGAAAGCATTAAACGACTGTCATAGTTTGGTGATGGGTGGCAGATA